CTTGTACCTGTTTGAAATGCTTTTAAATGTGACATTGCTGCACGAATTGCATTATTAATACCAGATGGTGAGCAGCCCTCGTCTATGTTAATACTGTTTATGTCAGTATTATTTCCTGCGGTTGCATCATATTCACTAATTTTTGTCTTTGCCATTTTTTACCCTTGTCTTAACCACGTTTCGTTACCTGCTGCAACATTTGTCCAAGTATTTGAACCTACTGTTACGTCAGTCCATGTTTCTGTTCCTGCTGTTACTGTATTCCATTCTTCACCTAAACGATAACCTTTGGCAGTAATTGTACCAAATCCTTCTACATAAGCAAAAGCTGAAAATATTGCATTAGGATTTGTTGTTACAGTAGCAATAGAATTTATTTGTGCATTAGCTGGTTGTACTAAACCACCTAAAGTTGTTACTGTAGCAAAACCTGTAACAGAACCACTATTTAATCTAATAACATTATAATTAACTTCTGTTTGTGCATTGGCTGTAATAACAGCATTACCATTAAAAATACTAATTCCATTAGCGGTTAAAGTTGCTGTTGCATCAACAAAAGCAGCAGAATAAACATAGTTATATCCTGAAGAACTAAAAGGAGCTTCTGAAAAAGCATACATTCCAAACATTTATTACTCCTTAAATATTTCTACCCAATTCAATATATCTTCATTCCACATATATTTTTTATTTTTATCTGGCAAAGGAATTGGTGCTTCCCATCCACAAGTTATTTTATTTAATACCCATGAATTATATGGTTTTGGACTAATAAAACCATCTAACTCTTTATTGTAAGTGCCTTCATTAATAGCATAATTTTTTCTAAAACTACCATTATATGATGTTTGTACCCATTCAGTATCTTGCCCAAATAAAGACTTACAAAAGTCTATGCCTTTTTGCTCTATTTCATTACCATATTGATCTAATAATTCATTATTATTAACTACAATAATATTAATTACAGTATTGTTTGTATCTAATTGTGCAAAATGAGCCATAATTAAAAAGTAATACTTCCTGATCCAGTAAATTTATAATATTTATAACCACCTGTATTTGTTAATGTAGGTGATCCAGTTGTTGATGCAGCATCTGCCAATGTATTTACATATCGTATAATAACAATACCAGATCCTCCATTAGCACCAACTGTAGTTACATCTTCTGATCTTGTTGCTCCACCACCTCCACCAGTATTAGCTGATCCAGCAGCGTTACCAGAGTCCCATGACCCTGCTCCTCCACCTCCAGTACCGCCCGGAGTTGATGGCCCTCCTGAACTATCCCATGCACCTCCACCACCACCAGCATAATACGTTCCAAGTGATTGCCAATTTAATCCTACACCGCCACTACCATTGTTTGCATTTCCACCCACTCCACCAGCACCGCCGCCTCCTCCACCAGCAGGAGCTGCTCCTGTTCCACCACTATTACCTTGTCCAGAAGTTCCAGCTATGCTTGGTTGGTTACTACCACCGCCACCACCTCCAGAGCCAAATGTTCCTGTAGGATTTCCAGCATAAGTTCCACCGCCACCACCACCGTTAGAGGTTGCTACGTCACTAATAGAAGAATCATTACCTCTAACTCCAGCACCTTGTGGACTACCAACTGCAGGAACACCAGAATCATCTGCAGCACCGCCAGCACCACCACCTCCTACAGTAATTGTAAAACTTACCCCTTTATTTAATGTAGCAGTTGATGCTATATATCCACCAGCACCACCGCCACCACCATGTCTGTCACCACCGCCTCCGCCACCGCCTACTATAAGATAAGAAACAGAAATACTAGATACACCGCCTAAAGATATAAGTGATTGCAATAAACTCATTATGTTAGACCTGCACCAGTACAAGCAAATGTTGGAGTAGCACCACCTACAACACATAATAAAGTAGCAACACCGTATTGAGCTAATGTTCTATTACCTGTAGTAGCTGTGCCAGTAAGTCTTAATGTAACGCTAGTACCTTGAGTAATAGTTTGTGAACTAGCAGAGTTATTAAATATAGATACCATATCACCAGCACTAAATATAGATACGTTTACTGTAACACCACCTGTAGTAATAGATATGGTTTGACCAGCATCAGTAGCCACTAATACATAAGCTGCTGTTTTTGATTGAATTGGAGCTGATCTTACATCACCTTTAGAATCTGATATTGAACCTGTAGCACTTATTGTTGCTGCGGCTAAAGTTCCTGTAAATGTTGGTGATGCTGAAAATACTAAATTTGTAGAAGTAGTTCCAGTTGCACCAGATGCTGTATAACCTGTAATATTATTAAATGCTGTAATTCCAGCCGCAGAAGCATTAGTACCACCGTTTGCTACTGGAAGTATTCCAGATATATGAGTAGTTAAACCAATTTTTCCATAACTTGGAGCTGCACCAACACCACCAGATATTAAAGCATTACCAGTAGCTACATCTGCTAAAGATGATAATACGTTAGTTGCAGAAGCATAAACAATATCACCAGTAGTATATGCAGTTAAGTTTGTACCACCGTTGGCAATAGGTAATGTACCAGTTACATGAGTTGTAAGACCAATCTTACCCCATGATGAAGCAGTTGTAACTCCTCCAGAAATAAGTGCGTTACCTGTGGCTACAGCAGCTAATTTAGTTAAAGTATTAGTTGCACCGCCTTGTAATAAATCACCCACTGCATAGGTAGATTGTCCTGTGCCACCACCTGTTGCTAGTAAACCAGTACAACTGGTAAGTGTGCCAGATGAAGGAGTACCTAAAACTGGTGTAGTTAATGTTGGTGAAGTTAGTGTTTTATTAGTAAATGTTTCTGAACCAGCTAATGTAGCCAATGTACCTGTTGTAGGTAATGTTACGTTTGTTGTAGCAGTTGCAGTTAATGTTGTGCTAAATGCACCTGATGTAGCTAAAGTAGAACCATCTACTATATTTAATGTTGAGCTAGTTGTTGGAGCAGTAATTGCAACTTTATTAATAGATGTTGCAGATGCTACACCTAATGTGGGTGTTGTTAAAGTAGGGCTTGTGCTAAATACTATGTTAGTAGATGTTGTACCTGTAGCACCTGAAGCTGTGTAACCTGTAATATTGTTAAATGCAGTTATTCCTGCTGATGTAGCGTTAGTTCCACCATTAGCTATTGGTAACGTTCCTGTTACACCTGTAGTAAGTGGAAGTCCTGTAGCATTTGTGAGTGTTGTTGTAGCAGCAACCGTACCTAAACCAATAGCATTACCAGATGCGTCTGTATAAATTGCTTTACCTGCTGGGTATGTACAGAATACATCTTTTGTACCTGCACTAAATGACACAGCAGATCCAGCATTAGATGATGCTAATACAGTTGTTCTAGCTAATGTACCAGCAGCTACCGTACCTAAACCTACTTCAAATTCAGCACCATTAGTAATAGTATAATAAGTTGTATTTGTGTTACCAATAGCACTAGAGAATGTTTGGAATCCAGTAACAGCTCCTGCAAGCGTGAATGTACCTGTGCCTGTAGTGGTACTGGTTTCTCGTACCCTATCTTTAACTACTAAAGCCATTTGTTATCCTTTAACGTTTAACGTTAAGCTAATGTTACTGAAAGATTACCAGTAGTTATTTTAAATATATCACCAGCAGCAATAGTTTTAGATACATCTAAAGGTGTATGGTAAAGAAGATTACCTGATGTAGAGGCATCTCTAATACCAATATGAGTTACAGTTCCCCATGCTACTGTGCAAGTTGGAAAAGTAACGTCAGCACTATTAGTAGACACACCATTGGAAGGTGCAGCAAAAGTTACAGACTGTCTAGCATAACTTCCACCAGTGACTTCTGTTCCTGTATCTGCGTCTGTTGGATCTGTTGTATATAATGCCACATAAACTGTTGTAGGTGCTGTGTAAGATGTTGCTCGTAGAGTCACATTTATAAGTGCGTTCTCTAAATAATTACTCATTTCTGCCATGATTTATCCTTATCGTGTTGCTAATGAAATTACCATTGGTGCAGATGGATTTTCACCAGCACTATCTGATACTGTTAATGAATTAAGACCTCTATCGTATAATGTTGCCCATGTTTGAACCCTTGCATCATTCATCAAATATGGTTCTGCTTCACCTAAACTTGCATAAAGTAACAAGTCTGGGCAATTAGCTACAAATACATTAGATGAAACTGTTGAACTTAAATAGGATGGTGATGCGTAATAAACCATTTTAAGTGTATATGCTGAATCTGGAATAGGTGCAAATTGAAACTCTGAACCCATGACTGTATAAAATTTAGGTGCTCCACTATCTGCTGTAGATGCTTTTGTGTTTCTGTAGAAATTACTTGGGTTTTGGTATACAAGTGTTTGTATAGGGCTAGACTCTATATGTAAATCACGCATTTCTAGAAAGTCACTAGGCAATGATACTGTAGGGTCTGAAGCAGTTGTAGCTGTAGTTACTACTTTAAGCATAGGTCTAATACGCAAATCACGTCTTAATCTGTTTTCAGCTAATTGAATGAACAATGGGATCTGTGTTGTTAAATCTGTACGAGCCAAGTAGTCGGCTATGGTAGACTGTAGGTCTGTATAGGTTGTTATTGCCATTATATTCTGCCTGTCCTTGTTCTAAATGCTCTGTTATCTGGGTTATTTAACCATGCTTTAAATCGTGGCATATCTAATACAGTAAAGCCACGAGTGATACCTTGTTTCTCTAATTCTTGAAATACGACTAAAGGAATTGACGCAACTTTATTACCAAACGCATCATTACTCCATCTTTGTTTTTCATCTGATTGAGCATATTCTGCTTTGTTAGCATCTACAATAGTTGTTACATTTTGTGAATGTGCAATAATTAAATCATCACCATCATCATGAAAAGATGTTTGTGAGATACCGTTGTTAATTACTTTATCTGTCATGTTATCCTATCCAATATCTTGAATTTCTGTTTATGAGCCTATCTATTTTTTGGTATCTACGTTCATTTTTATCTGAACATCTAATCTTAATCATACGATTCATCATCATATGACCATTTAACCATTTACATTTATAAGCAATCATAAAGAGAAAGCCCTCGTTAGAGGGCTAACCCAACTGATTAAGTTAAATCAGAGATAATGCCATGTGCTGCTTCGTTCTTAACTTCTAATGTGTATTCTACTAAAAGTTGAGTTAAATCAGCGTCACCAACTTGAGCAAGCTCATTAGTTTGGAATGGGCGTAAGTAAGCTACTGCTGCCATTTCTGTATCTAATAAGAAAGCTGTGTCATCAGAGTCACTGTTAGGGATGAAACGGTCTGGAACGATTTGGATGATACCAAAGTCAGAAACGTATACATCTGCTGCATTGATGATTTGAGCTTGTTGGTTAGCTGGTACATCTCTGTAACGAGTTGCAATACCAGAGAATGTAGAAGCCACAACTTTTTGAGCTGGTGTTACTAATAACAATGTTGGTGAACCACCGTTTGTGAACGCTGATTGCATAACAGTGTTAAGTAATGTAGCTGTGAAAGCTCTATCAGTACCAGTTGTTCTAGCTGTAGTACCGTTAGCACCTGCTGAACCACCAGAACCGTTTGATGTGTTAGAAGCTAACCATGCTTGTAAACCACCAAGATTACGAGCTGTTGTAGAGTTACCATTAGCTGCAGTTTGGTTAGATAACAAAGTTGCTTCCATATCACGTTTAATTTCACTAGATGCTTTAGCTAATTGGTAAGCCTTTTCAGATTTACGACCAGCTTTGTTTACTGCATCAAGAGTACCAGAAATTTTGATAGTCTTTTGTGAGATTTGTGTACGGTTACCAACACGAACTGTTGGAGTAATTGTTGCATCAGAAGCTGTTGCACCTTCAACTGCTGCATTTGAAGTAGAAGCTGCTGCTAATGAGTCTGTTTGCCATTCATGGTAAATAGCAGTAGCTTTTGATTTGCCTACTGAATTTAAGAATGGTGTTTCTGTTGGAGAAATGTTGTAAATCACATCTGAAAGGTCTTCTCTTTGACCAATAGCTGTATAGGTTTGATATGTTGCCATTTTTTAATTGTCCTTAATCTAATAACTGTTCAAATAAAGCTGCGGCATCTCTTACTCTTCCAGAGTTACGCAACTGGGATTGTTGTTTTTGTAGTTTTTGTGCATCACTTTGCTTATTAGCACCAGAAGTACCTGCTCTTAACATTCTAGGAGCTTCATTTACCTTCTTTGTAATAGCTGGCTTTGACTTTTGAAGTTTGTCATACATCATTGCCTTGTGTAGAGTGAGCACATGACGAGAGTCATATACCTGT